CGGGGCCGCTCCGCGCGGAATGGACGTCAACCACATCAATGGCTATCGAACTGACAACCGGGCAAGCAATCTTGAGTGGGTCACGCGGCGCGAAAACTTGCTGCATGCCGAGCAAATACTTGGAAGCAAGATGGTCTGGACTCACCAAAAAGAGCGTGCAGCTCAAAGAAAGGAAATTGCATGATCGCTGACAGCACACAGGTTGGCGGGTCCCACTACGTCTCCAAGTCGATTCAACCTTGGGACGCGATGCGAGCCTGGATGAGCAGGGAAGAGTTCGCTGGTTTCTTGCGAGGGAACGCGATCAAGTATTTGGCCAGATGCAATGACAAAGGCGGCGTGGAGGACCTGCGCAAGGCCAGGCACTACCTCGATAAGTTGATCGAGTTGGAGACCAAAGACGCCCATCACCCAGCGGGCATCATCAATGCTGGGCACAACCCCCGTGAGGATTTTTTGGAGAAAACATGAGCGCCACTTACGCCATCGCCAACGTGCAGCACGCACTGCAGGCGCTGAAGGAGAAGATCCCCCCGGAGAAGTGGGGCGAGACCCCGCTGCCCGTCATCGCCGCGCCCGGCTGGTGGATGGAGGAGGTCCGCAATGAGCTGGGCGTCGCGCCCGGGTTCGAGCCTGGCGAGATCCACGGCTGCCACGTCACCCGGAACGACAACGTCAACGAGCCGGCGCTGATCGACCACGACGGCAAGGTCTACCCGATCTTGCCGCAGTGGCTGCGCGCCAAGTCCGCGGCCGACAGCGAGGGGGGTGAGGTATGAGCGAACCCAAGACAGGCGGGCCGGCATTTCCGGTTCACCGACCGGAGGTGCCAGAAGGCACGACATACGCCAAGTCAATGGTGGTCTGCGACGGCATGACCCTGCGCGATTATTTCGCTGGAATCTGCTTGCCCAGAGCCATGGGGATGACGGAGCGCTGGGCGGCCAAGGCCGCCTACAAGATGGCCGACGCCATGCTGGAAGCGAGGGAATCATGAACCGCCCCAACTACCGCGAAGTCGAGATGGATGTCATCCGCTGGGCTGAGGCCAGGCGCATCATCCCGAACAGCACGGCGCAGGCTCAGTTCCTGAAGGCTGTGTCGGAGATGGGCGAGCTGGCCGACGCCATTAACAAGAAGGATCTGGCCGCCACCAAGGACGCCGTCGGCGACACCCTGGTGTGCCTGATCAACATGTGTGCCCTGCTAGACATCGACGTGGTCGACTGTCTGGCCGGCGCATACGACGAAATCAAGAACCGCAAGGGCACACTGCTGCCATCTGGCGTCTTCGTCAAGGAGGCAGCATGAGCTTCGTCTGCCCCCTGCCGCCCGAGAAGGTCTTCGTGCGCGCCGAGTACCTCTACGGCCACGACCCGGCCCGGGTCGGCCAGCTCATCGAAGGGATCTGGGTCAGCGCAAAGTCCATCCGCGGCCAGGCCTTCCGCTTCGAGACCTACCTGCCGGAGTTCGGCGCGCTGTACGACAAGCTCCCGCTGAGCGCGTTCGTGTGGCACGACGTCCTGGAGGAGGATGACCAGCTACCGCTGGACGTGCTCCAGATATGGGACTGCATGAGCTACCACATCGAGGTGATCGACAAGCCTTTCCTCAAGGGACTGCGCGCTGAGTTCTTCGGCAAGGACAAGAAGCTGCACCCGGGCGAATACATGCTGACGATCGACTCGTGCAACCCCGACCCGCGGATCCCTGACTTCGGGTTCAGCGAGACGCCGGAGGAGCACAAGTCGTTCAACCTTCTGCGCCTGGACAACGGCCAGTTCGCACTGCAGCCGAACAACCGGTGCCGCTTCTTTGACCCGGCGATCACGCACTCTGACCTGCGCACGCCCGACTTCAAGGTGTGCACCCGGACCTACCGGGTGGAGAACACCGCGAAGTGGCGCCTGGGCGACACCTCGACGGTGACCTACGACGAGCGGGGCGAGTAGGTCAGTCCCGCTCCTCGCCTTCCACCGTGAGACCGGCCCTGAGCCGGTCTCTCTTTTCCTGCTGCAGCTCGATCTGGCGCTCGGCATTTTCGGAGCTGATCGCACCCTTCTGCTCCAGGCGGCGAATGCTGCGCATGCTGGCCTCGATGTCTCGGATGAGCTTGTTCTCCTGCGACTGCCGGATCTTCTCTGACAGCTCTAGGTCGATGGGCCTGGCCTTGATGCCGACGGTCTGCATGGCAGAGTAGGCAAGCGACACCGGCTGACCCTGCTTGTCCACGCCGGTGTACTCGGCGATGCCAAGGTCCAGCGGCTTGCCCATCTGGTTGGCGATCACGTTCATCGCCCGCTCGAAGTGGGCGTTACCCACCGCGACCGCTGGGGTGAACTGCTTCCACGCCCAGTCGGCGCGCTTGGCTGCGGCCTCCGCGTCGGTGTCGGCCGGGGTCACAATGTCCTTGCCTCGGAACGTGTCCTTGTTGGCCAGCATGGCGTAGGCCGTTGTCAGGATCGGGTTGTTCGGAGTGAGCGGTGCGATCAGCGGCACGCCGCCCGCGTTGTTGACCGCGTCGAACAGGTCGCCGCCCGGGAAGATCCGGCTGACGTCCAGGAACACGGGCAGGTTTGTCGCCTCGTCCATCCCGAGGCGGATGGACTTGTAGGTCCCCAGCGTCAGGCTGGCGCCCTTCATCCACTCGGGAAGGTTCTTGCGCTCGTCCGCCTCCAGGGCCTTGGCCTGGGCCGCGAAGTCCTCGTCAGTGAAGCGCCGCTTGATCAGCTCCCACCACTCCTCGTCCTCACCCGCCCCCGCAGCGATCGCGTACATGGCCGCGTTGATCGTGTACAGGGCTGCTGCCGGGGCGGCATACCGCCATGGGTGTGTCAGCGCCGTCTCGGCCATCGCCGGGATCGCCTTGTAGGTGTAGGCGAAGAACGGCAGGGCGAAGTCGCGGATGCGCCTGGCGTTCTTCGGCAGGTCGTCGTAGGTGAAGATGAACTTCTGGGCGTAGTCGACGGACTCATCTGGGGTCAGCCCCTTCGTGCGCGCATCGCGGTAGATCAGGTAGCGGAAGAACAGGTCCTCGGCCTCGTAGGCCTTGCCCATAGGCTTGCGCAGCCAGAACGACAGCGCGTTCCACACGCCTTCCACCGCCTGGCCCGACTTGCTCTCTGTCTTGGCGGCCAGCACCTTGAGCTGGTCAGGCAGGAGGTCGGTCATCTCGGCCTGGGTCATGGTGCCCAGCCACAGGCCGGCGTCCTTCGCCTCCTGCAGCATCGGCGCGTTCTTCATGATGTCGCGCGTGGTGGCCACATACTTGTGAGCGTCCCAGTAGGAAACGCCAGCGAAGTGCGCCATGGTCACGTTGGACATGATGTTGTTGGCGTGGCTGACCGGGTTCAGCACGGTCTTGCCCTCCTTCCACATGCTCATGCCCTTGAGGTACATCTTCAGCACCTCGCTCTGCATCGAGTCATCGAAAGCGGTCAGGTGGTCCAGCACCTCTTGGGGAACCCACATGCCGGCAAGCTTGCCGTACCGCTTGGCATAGGTGTCCTCGATGTTGGTGCGCGGCACCTGCACGAAACCAGGCTTCTCCTTCTTGCTGGCTACGGTGCTGGCGATGTTCTCGTACAGCCGGCCCAGCGAGATGTCACGCTGGCTCTTGCTGTAGCCCATGACGAACCGGAACATGGAGTCCCGAATCTCGCCCATGTCGTCGCGCTCCTGGCGGGTGTAGTCGCGCCAGACCGTGATCTCAGTGTCGGTGTCGGGGTCAAAGTCGGGGTCGCGTTCCTCCCATCCCTCGGCAAGCCAGGCCTCGAGGTCTTCAACGGGTATGGTCTGAAACAGACCCCGACCCTTCAGGCTGGAGCCGCCGATGCCCTGCATGGTCTTCTTGCGGCCGAGCAACGCCTTGGCCGCCTTGACCCACCCGTTGGCCTCGCTCTTCAGCTTGGACTCGTAGAAGCGCGGCAGGTACTTGCCGTCCCACCGGCCGGCCGCGTCCTTTGTCAGCATGCCCAGGCGCACCAGCTCGGCGGTCTGCTCGGACATGATGGCCTGCATGCTGGCCGCCAGCTCGAGCACCCGCTTGGGCGGCTTGGCGCCACGCTTGAGCTCGCCTTCGATGACGTCGCTGATCATCTCGCGCTCTTGCTGCGGCAGCTCCTGCAGCTTGGTGGCCACGTCCACCGTCAGCTCCTGAGCCTTGGAGATCTCCATCTTCATCTTCCGCATGGCCCGCGACAGGTCGGTGCTGATGGGCTTGAGCGCCATCTTGTCCAACACCAGGTTGGCCATGTCCGCCGCGTAGCGGTAGGCCTTCGCGCCGGCGCCGAAGGTGAAGTTGCCCAGGTCGTCGCGGCCGAGGAACCAGGACTGCTTGGCGCGCTTGCTGTAAAAGGCTTGCTGAATTGCCACATCGTCGCCGCTGAACACCACATAGTTGTAGCTGCCACCGCCTGCGTCGCGACTGGTGCCGTCAAGATACTTGATACCCTTGATGCCCGCTTCGGCCAGCGCCAGGCTGGCGGCGCGGCCCGTGCCGTCGATGGCCAAGTTGTCTGATGTCGCGAGCAGTTCGTAAAGGGTCTTGCCCTTCAAATCTTGGCGCATGCCTTGCGACTCAATGAGCTTTTTGGAGCCGTCGTCCAGTGCCCCGTTTTCAAATAGCTTGTCAACGGCCGCCCGCACCGCCTCCGACTGCTCGCTCAGTGGCTTGTCCCACAGCAGCATCTCGCTGTCCTCAGGGATTTCAACCTCGTAGAGTTGGCCAGCGGCTTCTTTGTTGACGGCCTTCACGACAGCGGTGTTGTCCGCAAGCGCCCGCACACGCTCAGCCAAACGCTTGTCGCCGGGCCACTGCGATCGCGACATCCTGTCTGCGGTCTTGATGATGGCTTCGCGCACCGCATCCTCGCCGTTGCCGGCGACATTGCGCACCCCATCAATGAACTGCGACGAAGATGCGGCTTCGTCGTACTCAACGCCCAGCGCCCGGGTGGCAGCCTCTTGCACTTTCAACCCAAGCGGGCCGCCCTGCAGAACCTTGCGGTAGTGCTCCGCGATCTCTCGCTTGTCGGCGAAGTACAGCCCCCAGCCGTAGGCCTGGGCTCCCTCGCCGGTGCCGATCTTGTCGGTGCTGAACTTGTTGATGCCACGGTGCGGCGTACCGTGAAAAGCGCGCTGGCTGAACATAGGCGCCTTGGCGCCATCAATAGCACCCACACCGTTCAAGGCGAGGAAGGCCTTCATCTCGGCCATCCCCTTGATGGTGACCTCGCCCTCCGCAGTCTTGAACGTGTAGGTGCAATCAGCCATTGCCCAGCTCCTGGTCCATCATCAGCATGCCCGCCTTGTCGCCGCTTACCAGGCCCAGGCGTGACATCAGGTCGCCGTACTCGCCCACGCTCTTGCGCTGGGTCTCGAGGAACTGCAGCATGAACTGCTGGGTCGTCACGCACTTGCACTCGCGATACCACTTCTCGTAGTCGCGCATGAGCTGCAGCTCGGTCTCGTAGCCCAGCTCAATGGCGTCGACGATGTCGGTGACCACCTCAGTGCAGGCCTCGAGCGCCGGCACCTTCGCGCTGGTGCCGCGGTCGTTCATGTAGTCGGCGATGAGCTGGTAGTGCTTCAGCTCGTCAGCGCTCTCGCCAGCGAAGAACTTCTGCGTGCCGAAGAACCCGACGCGCTGCATCTGGTTGGACACATGGCGGTACAAGTGCGAGGCGTAGAGCTCGGCGTGGACAGCCTTGTTCAGCATGTCCTCGGTGGGCTTGTCGAGAAGGTTGGAAACAGGCATTGTGATACCTCACTTGCAGTTGATCTTCACCAGGCCGGCGTCGTCAAGCCGCTCCAGGATGTTCATGAACTCTTGGTCGATGCGGCGGATTGTCTCAGCCATCGGGTGCGCGTCAACCCGCTCGAGCGCACGCACGCGCCCAAGGCCGCGGGCATCTTGCAGATCGCGGAACAGGCTGGCCACTTCCTTGTCCTCAGCGCGGGCGCGCTGGCTGAAGCGGATGTCCGGGTTGGCCGGATCGAACGTACCGATGTTGCCGATGGCGGACTTAATCTGGTTCGATGAGAAGACGCCGAGGTTCTTTATCTCTTCGTCCTCCTGAAGCTCCTGAACGTAGAACCCGTCGAAGTTGTTCTTCTTGATCCACTCAATCGCCTCTGGGCTCTCGATCACGCGGTAGTCGCCGGCGTGGATCATCTCGAGGATGTCGCTTGCACCAGACGCCTCGTCTGGTGCGTCCTCGGCCAATTGCACGGCACTGGGCGGCTTAAAGCCAATGCTCTTGAGGTGATCGGCAAGAGCCTGCCTGTGCTCCTTGATTTCGTAGTCGAATGGGTTCTCTGCCTTGACGTAGACGGGGATGACGTTGAGCCCCTGGAAGAGGTCAGGTCCCCCCATCAGATCTGGCGAGAACGGCACACCAGGGAAGCGCTTGCCGAAGATCTTGGGCTTGGCAATGTCCTCGGCCGCATCGGGGTCGGGTGACACATAGATCGCTCCGCCAACTCCGATTCTGAACACGCCACCCTCGAGCGGGTTGTCGGTGGCGTGGTACATCACCTTTGGCTTCTTCGACCCATCGCTGAAGGGGAACTTGGTTGGCGTTCCACCCGACTCAAGCTCGGCGATCCTTTCGCGCGCCTTCTCGTTCTCTATTTTCAATGAGGCAATCAAAGACTTTTGCTTCTCGATCTTGGGCCCCCACCAGCCGGCGCGATCGGGGTCCTCCTTGAACCGCTCCCCATAGTCCTTCAGCTCGTTTTCGGCATACGGCAAGGAATCCATCTCGCGCTTGAGACTTGCAATCTCCAAGGCGCGGGCCTGATCAATAGTCCTTCCTGGCTTCTCAAGCACCTTGCTGTTGCCGAACCAGCGCTTGAATTCGGGCGTCTCGGTCTGAGCACGACGGCTGAATGCGGGCGCATCCTCCCAGCCCTGCGGCGACGAGCTCGGCGTGTAGTATTTGCCGATCCAGCCCATTAGGTTGATGTCGGTCTTGACCGTGCGCGCAGAGATCATCTCCGCCAGCTTGGGCCACACCCCAGGCCAAGACACGAAGTTGCCATTGAGCTTGACGTCAGCCTTAGGATCTCCAGCCTTGCGACCAGTCAGCGCCTGCTTGGCCAGGCCGGGGTCCAGGTACAGCAGGTTGCCGTCGTTGATGCGCTTCATCAGCACCTGCTCGTTCGTCTTGCCGCCCGAGATCGACACGCCCTTGGCGTAGATTGACATCACCGCGCCCGTCGGATCTGTCTTGTCCACCGACACCTTGATCGGGACGATCACCGCGCCCTGGTCGTTGGTGATGGGCAGCACCAGCTCGAACTCGCGAGGGTTGCCGTCCTTCGACTTCAGCACCATGGCCGGGCGGTAGATGCCCTCGATGAGCTGCTTGGGCGTGATGTCGGGCAGCTCGTCCGCGTGTCCTTTTTCTGCTTTGGTCCTGACAAACACCTTCTTGACAATGCTGGTGGCGATGTCGAAATCCTGCGTGCGTGCGCCCAGCATGTTGAGCACATGGGGCAGGCGGCCGATCGTGAGCTTGGGCAACTGGCGCCCCTGCTCCGCAGCCCGGATGTAGCGCTGCAGGCTCTCCGACGCAACCTTGATGTCCGCGTCCAGCGCGCTCTGCGGTGAGACCGTCGGCAGTTGGCGGTTGCTGAACATCGGCTGAGCGCGAAGCTCGCGAGCCAGATCGCCGCGGTACATGACCTTGTCGGACTGCCACACCGGGCTGCCAGCCAGGCGCTCGTAGACCTCCGGCATGCCGCGAGAGATGAGCTCCGCCCAGCGCTTGCCGGACACCTGCCCGGCCGGCAGCATCTTGTTGGCCGAGATCTTCTCAGCGTCGCTCAGCACTCGCTCGCGGGCCGGTGCGACGGGCTCGCCTGTCATGCGGCCGCGTGCGCCGAGCTGCTCGACGGGCACGGCGTGCCGACCCAGCAGCACCGCGTTGCCTGACGGCCCGGCGTCGCGCACCATGTAGCCGTCGAAGCCGGCGTCGATGACCGCAGACTCGAAGTCGTTGAAGGCCTCGTTGTCGCGGCGCAGACGCAGCGCGTCCTCGTCGACGTCATACAGGTTCTGCAGATTGACGCGGTGGGCCTGGCCGCCCACGCCGGCCTCAGGATTGATGCCAGTGCCGCGATCGATGTAGAAGTAGACGCGCTGCTTCAGGCGCGGATCTGCGCCCTGCAGGCGCGCCATCTCGGCACCGCGCAGGCCGGTGCCATACATCACGCTGTCGAGGGTCGTGCGGGGCTGGGTGCTGTAGTGGTAGGCGACCGCGGAAGCGGCACCCTCTCGAGGGGTGCCGTAGGAAGGGGTTACCGCTTGAACGTCTTGCGGCCCCACTCCTCTATCGCGTCCACCGCCGGCTGCATCAGATCCGCCTCGGTTGCTGAACTGGATTCGGCCGGGGTCTCCCCACTGGTACTTTTCGGCGAAGTCCTCGAAGACTCGCTGGACCCGAGGCGCGAGAACACTTCTGGCCCAGTCGAGAACATCGGATCGTCCCGCGGCACCAATCCTTTGTACGTAAGTTTGCCCATTGGGGTTTGCCTCCCAGTCGTTAGTTGGCATGTCGCCACTTGAGGCGAACACGCGCACAGATCCATCTGGCAGCACACCTTCCGCGACCTTCACGATGTCGGAATGGAGTACTGCGTTTGTGATGATACCGAAATTCACAACTCTTATGCCAGTGGGCGAGCTGATCAGCGCAAACTGGTTCTGCCAGTTGGCGTGTTTCTTCTCATCCATCCACTTGCCGATCGCCGCCTCGAGGTCCTTCGTCTCGGTTGGGTTCAGCGCCCGGCCGATGTCGATGTCTAGGCCGTTGGACTGCCCCTTCGTGCCGGCGTAGAAGGGACGGTGCCAGCCCACCCCTTCCTGCCTGGCCACCAGGCCAGCCACAGACGCATAGACGTTGAGCAGTTCGGCCTGCGCCGGGTCGACGTTGGTCTTGCCAGCATCGCCACCAGCCGGCGCCATTGCCACGCGCTTCTGCGTGCTGGGTGACACCTCGCCCTGCCACACGCCAGGGCGCATGATGTCGCTGGGCTCCGTCAGCAGGCCGAGCTGTGCAGCCAGCATGTCGGTGCCGTTCTCGTCGTAGAACGCACGCTGCACGGCCTGCTGGAACTCCACCTGCTGGGCATACGGTGCGGTGTGGATCCCATCCAGAACGCCCGTGCTGCGGCCTGGCCGAGCCTCG